GAAGAATATAGAGTTTCCTGATTATGTCGGAGAAACTCATGGCATGCGGTATTTAAGTAATTACAACTCGAGCGTAATGATGTGGAAAGATGGGACTGTTCATCATATATGGGAGCACTTTCAATCAAATCCAGATTACTTCATGGTTAAGTATTTTGGTGACGACAGGTTCTTATGGCACGAAGATTTTAGATTTAATTACTTTCCGAAAGGTGAGATATATTCGTTCGTATATGGCGCAGACTATTATGGTATAGATGACCACAATAAATCTTTCTGGTATAGACCAGACTATACTATAGCATTACTAAATGGGTTAGACCAGTTTCCTGGAGCAGATAAAGAATATGATGAACTTCGTATGCATTAAGTGGGGTGATAAGTATCCCGCCAAATATGTGAACAATCTTTACAACATGGTAAAGAAGAACTACCCCAACCTGTTTACATTCACGTGTTATACTGATGATACCGATGGTTTAATTTGCGACACTGCGCCTATACCAGACGATGGTATTCTACATCCAAAATATTGGTTTGGTAAAGAAACCTTCTGTTTTGACCGAGCAAAGTTCTTAGTATTTAATTCACACAACTGGTTGGGGTACATAGGTGACTGGTGCTATTTTGATCTTGACCTTGTGATCCAAGAAGATATATCTGACATTGAAGAACTTGCTCAGAAACCTCGTATAATTCAATGCCGCTGGCAACCACAATCACAGAAACATGACAGACTGTTTATTGATACTCGAGGAACATTCTACAATTCTAGTATGATGCTTTGGCCTGGTAAATCATGCGAACATATCTACAACGATGCCATCGAGAATTCCGAATCGATATTTAAAACTTTCTTCAAGGGGAGCGATAATTATCATTACTGGAGACAGAGGGATTTCTGGAAAGACATTCCAGGCGGATGGATTTATTCTTGGAATCGAGGAAAGCATTACCCAGATGATATTGAACGATTTAAGTTTCGATCCGATGCCAAGATTTGCTTATTCAATACGGATAATGTTCCCCATCCTTCTGCTAAAGAGCAAATTAAGTTATTGGAATGCGAACATGAAGACATTCTCAGATTGTGGAACTGCGAATGAGAGTTAATTACGTTTGCTGTAAATGGGGAACAAAGTATTCCGCTGAGTTTGTCAATCGTCTTTATCGAATGGCAAAGAAGCATACCCCAGATAATTTTGAGTTTCACTTCTATTGCTACACAGATAATAGTGAAGGGTTTGACACTGAAATTAAAGTCATCGACTTCCCAGACATTCCTGACATCCACCCAAAATACTGGTTCGGTTCTGAGGATTTCAAATACGGCATGGCACGTTGTTGGGACAGACCAAAGACTTTTATCTTCAACACCCACAACTTCGCAGACGATAAACCAACTGGCAGATTTGTATTCTTCGACCTCGATGTTATCATACAAAATGATTTGTCGCCAATCATCACTTATGACCTAGAGAATCCTACCAAGTTGCGCTCGTGGTGGCAAGATCCGAGACCGATGAAGTCTCGCAACTTCAAACTTTCCCATGGCGCATATACTAATGGTAGTTGTATGGTGTGGTCAGATGATCAGACAGAGTGCATCTGGCAGGATGTGCTAGAACATCAAGAACGTATTTGGTTCACGTTCACCGATGGAACTGACAACTATCATAGTTGGCGATGGGGAGACTTTAGCGATACTCCATTATGGAAACATTTTCCAAATACCTTTGCTTACTCTTACAATCGCGGACGCGACTGGGATTCAGGCGACCTTGAAGTCGGTATATATAGAAAGGACTGTATTGTGTGTGTTTTTAATGTGGATTTACTTCCATTTACAGACAACAGCAGAGGGAAAGTGAAGCAGGAATCGCTTGTTGATCCTGATCTCTTAGAACATTGGAATGTATAATGATTAATATTTACACAGTAAAGTGGGGATTCAAATATGATTCGGAAGATGTCAATAAAATTCTCGAACAATGCAAACAACACATTACAACAGAATTTAATTTTTATTGTTTGACCGAACATTCTGGTGGATTAAGTCCAGAAATTAATGTCATCCCATTACCCGAGGATAACTACTACGAAAAATGGTGGAATAAGTTATATCTTTTTGACCGAAATGTTGTTAAGCAAAAAGGAGAAAAACTTTTTCTAGATCTTGATATCGGTATTCAAAACAATATCGATTGCATCGTTGATCATGATCCGGAAGACGGTTTAACTTTTGTTCGCACTCATTGGCATAACATGAAGAAAATGAAACAAGACACCCAAGATATTCCGCACAAATATACAGACTTAAATTCTAGCGTGTTGAGGTGGAATGATAGGTTAGATATCGACAAAATCACCAAGTTCGTCACAGATTATGCAGATCAAATGTTCTTCTATTATCGCGGTCTCGACAATCTATTCGGGCATCAAAGAGAACGTCTTCTGAAAATTGACCATTTCCCAGACGGTTGGGTATATAGTTACAACTACGGATATATGTGGCCGACAGATGTAAGAGAACAAGTCCTGCGCGAAGAACCACTTATTTGTTTATATGATTCAATGGAAAGACCACAAGATGTTAAATTATAATTACTTAAACAACTATCGTTATTGGGGTGAAGGTCTAGAAAAGATCAATCACGAAATGCCGTTTAAACACGAAGACTTTCGTAAGTCTTTGAATCCAAATACTATGGATGCTGCTATCTGGTTGGTAGAAGAATTGCAGAAATGCGTAGATGTAACCAAGCAATTAAATATTACGGTTTTGAATTCTTGGTTGGGGTTTCCGCTCGTTCCATTGTTATGCGAAAATCTAAACGTCAAGAAAATTAATTTAATCGATATCGACAAAGATGCATTGGAACTCTCTAAAGTGTTTAATAGGTATTATTCCAACACGGGTGTTGAGTTAAATCACATCAATTGGGATATTCCGTTTGCATATCATGATATCAATGCACTAGAAACAGATGTTGTTATTTCTCTTTGTTGTGAGACCATGTACCCCCTCAAGAAAATGACAACTGCAAACCCAGATTGTATTTTTGCCTGCCAATCGTCAAATGTATTCAAAGAAATGTATGGTATTAATTGCGTACCAACGATTGAAGAGCACATCGAGAATATTGGAGTTACTGATGTTTTCTACAAGGGATCTATTAAGCAGTCATATTACAGTTGGGATGGTAAGGTCGAGTTCGACCGCTTCATGGTAATAGGGAAAAAATAATATGGGTAGAGCAAGAGTCGTCGCACCACCTCCGCAAGATTATATTCCAGAACCTTTAGTGTCAGTGCCGCCTCCACCCGAGGAAGTGGTTGTGGAGGAGTGGATCGAAGGAAATTTCCAAGAAGAAATTGTTGAAGTTGAAATTATTGAACCTTCTCAAGAAGAACTTGAGAAGGGAAGAATCGCACAAGAAAAATATGAAGAATTGCAGCGAAAGAAAGCAGAAGAGGAATCTAGAATTTCTGCTGAGTTGCAAAATTTACGCGAAGAAAACCAAAGACTTACACGTGAAAAAGAAGCAGCGGAAAGAGCAAAAGAAGAACAAATTGTAAAGATGCGGCAACAGGCAACTGATCAGCGCAACAATCAACACATGATTCAATTAAACATGACACCAAAAATTCCATCGTTAATTAGTAAAATTAAAACATTATTTAGAAACCGTCGAATTAAGTCTGCTACAAATGTTGGAATTAAAAACTATGAAACTGCAATCCTCGAGCGAGCAAGAATTGCAGTTCCTAAGTTATTAGATGATATTGAAAAAATGCATGAACAGTTGACTATTCTGGAAGATCTACTCGCAAAATATAGTGAGGTTAAAAGCACTCAGGAAAAGTGAGAGGCATCCTCGCCGCTTATGTCTTCAATCATTGAGCGCCAGATTTCTAGATGCGGTACAACATATCCTAGTGTCAATCTCTTCGCAGTATTACCACAGCAGTGATATACGATTTTGTTTGGATCGCTGCGATCGCCGAAGTGACCAACCTTGCATGACCATCCCTTTGGATCGACCATAGTGACAACTTCTTTTGTTACAGGATCGAGATATCTGAAAAATCCGCCATTTTCTTCTGAGTTATATGTAATGAGAATATTATAACCAGACGCATTCCAATTAGTGTGCCATCCCATAAACCCATCTTCTGGATAATATGTGAAGACCGCATTATTTCTAGCACCGAGATAATTTATTAATTCAGAATTTGTTTCTTGCTGCCTTCTGCCATATTCAGAAGGGAACCATGGTTGTCCATGTGCCTGAGACATGTCAGTGCACCATGCAACATCAGGAAATCCAACATGATTGTGTCCCTTATTGACGATATGATTCATATACTGCTCATCAGTAGCAGTGTCCACATTCAGTCCGCCGCGACGTTTTGCTTGCATATCTTCAGGTCCGAGAACTAGATGTTGATCGTTCTGTTGGAAGAACCATTCTGTGAACGGGTCTAAAATATCTGTAAGATCTTTTGAGACTGAATTTGTAAATTTCAACATTTGATAATCCTTAATCTAACATACCGTGCGGGATAGTATAATGATAAATCACTCTCGGTTGTCCTTGGAGTTCTTCTTCTTTATATCCAGCGACAAAATTCCATCGAGCATCTGGGTCGGGAAACCGACCTGCCTTTACCCCAAAATCAAACTGGTTGAGGAGTCTCCACATCGTAAACGTATCCCACTGCAAGGCAGATTTTGGATAATGTTTGCGATCCCATTCTGGTTTATTTTGCGCCCAATACTCGTCATACCAAGCACGCATCATCTCTAAGGTTTGTGGATTATTCCGATAGACAAACAACCCACAATGCTCAGTCATTTCTTCTGTCTCGGATAACTTGGTCAGTGCTGCGTTATACGGACGATTGGCAGTGAAGATAACATCGGTATCCTCTGGGATCTGATCAAAAATCTTTTGGATGTCTTCGTGTTCGACTTCAGTATCACAGTCCATATAAACTGTCAAGTCATACGGAGTCTGATCGAGCGCCCAAAGTTTTGCTCGTTTATCGCGAGGAACATTTTCGGTAATTACATTATCAAAAATTTCATAATCATCTGGTTGCACCCATTCTTCTTGGGTGAAGAATGTGATATTTGCATCTGGAAAATAATCTTTTAAAGAAATTGCCGAGTTTCTTGCTGCCCTGTAGTAACCTTTGCGGATTGTGGCAACGTACAGGAATCCATTATTCGGCATCAACTGCTTCTTGCGCAATAGCAGTATTCGCTTCTTCTTGCATCAGTAACATTACTGTGTATGCAGTGACTTCCATAAACGTCTTAGACTTGCGAATCTTAGATTTTAAATCGCGATTCTTAGAGTTTTTAACTATATCAAGTTCGAAGGCATCCAACTTAGCAGCAAACAATTGTTCTTGTTGCACGCGAGTCTTGTCTACCTTCTGACGTTCAAGGTTTTGCTTTATTTGATTATTTCGTTCTTCCATGCGCCGATCAGTATTGGCATCGATCTGCCCGATACTATAGAGACGCATCACTTCTTCGTAATCACGATTGCTACCATCATTCATGATGGATGCAGTAACACGCTTATTAGTGTCAGGATAGAAAAACTCAGCGATGATATGCTGACGTTCTTTATTCGCCCAATAAGGATTTTCGATCTTACGGGTAACTACAGGTGAGGTATTAATCAATTCAATTCTCCATTAGAAATAATAGTCATGGTAACAGTATATATAATAATTGCTACAAAGTCAATAGATTTATGCAGTTTTTACCCACAAATATACTGTTGAGATGGTGTCTTTAGTCGCTTGAATGGTCGCACCAGAATAGGTTCCTGAAAACGACTGCGTATACGATCCGCTATAGAAACCAGTATATGTTGCAGTTCCTAGATAGAATCCTGTATAGTTGCCAGTAAAGTTCCCAGTGTATGTACCCGTATAGGTAGCACTTCCTAGATAGAATCCTGTATAGTTGCCAGTAAAGTTCCCAGAATAGGTTCCTGTATATGTGGCAGTTCCTGCATAGAATCCAGTATAGTTGCCACTAAAGTTTCCAGTGTATGTACCCGTATAGGTAGCAGTTCCTGCATAGAATCCTGAAAAAATTCTCGCATAGAATCCAACATAATTACCTGTATAGTTTGCTGGACCAATATAGTTTCCACTAAAGAATCCAGTGTAGTTGCCTGTATATGTTCCAGTATAGTTTGCTGTACCAATATAGTTACCAGTAAAGAACCCAGTGTAGTTGCCTGTATATGTTCCAGTATATGTAGCAGTTCCTGCATAGAATCCAGTAAAGAATCCAGTGTAGTTACCCGCATAGAATCCAGTATAGTTTGCGGGACCAATATAGTTACCAGTAAAGTTCCCTACATAGTTTCCACTATAGTTGCCAGCATAATTAGCAGCATAGTTTCTTGAACCAGAGAAAGTGCCAAGATAGTTGCCACTATAGTTACCTGCATAGGATGCAGCATAGTTTCTTGAACCCGAGAAGAAACCTACATAGTTTCCACTAAATGTTCCCGCATAGTTACCAGCATAGTTTCTCGATCCAGCATAATTTCCAAGATAGTTACCGCTGAATGATCCGAGATAGTTGCCACTAAAGTTACTCGCATAAGTTCCTAGATAGTTACCAGCAAATGCTGTTCCAACGAAACCACCGAAAAATGGTGCATAGAATCCGAGATAGTTGCCACTAAAGTTTCCTAGGTAGGTTCCAGAGAAGTTTCTTGAATATGTTCCGAGATAGTTACCTGCATAGGATGCAGCATAGTTTCTTGAACCCGAGAAGAAACCTACATAGTTTCCTGAGAAGTTACCTGCATAAGATCCAGCGTAGTTTCTCGAACCAGCAAAGAATCCAGTATAGTTGCCACTAAAGTTGCTGGCATAGTTACCAGCATAGTTTCTAGAACCTGCAAAAGTTCCTAGGTAAGTTCCGCTGAAGTTTCCTGAATATGTTCCGGAATATGGAGCAGTGCCAGCATAACCACCAGCATAGTTGCCGCTAAATCCACGAGAATATGAACCAGAGTAGTTTGCTGGACCTACGTAACCACCAACATAGTTGCCACTGAATCCTCGTGAGTATGAACCAGAATATGGGGCAGGTCCAACATAACCTCCAACATAGTTACCGCTGAATCCTTGTGAGTATGATCCGGAATATGGAGCAGTGCCTGCATAGGCTCCTGAGTATGTACCAGAAAAGTTACCGACATAGTTGCCCGTATAGTTTGCTGGACCTATATATCCGCCGCTGAAATTGTTGGCATAACTACCAGAGTATCCACCAGAGTAGTTTGCTGGACCAACAAATCCGCCGCTGAAATTATTTGCAAAAGTGCCAGAATATGTTCCGGAATAGTTTGCTGGACCAACAAATCCACCACTAAAGTTATTTGCAAAAGTGCCAGAGTATCCACCAGAGTAGTTTGCTGGACCTACATATCCACCAGCATAATTACCACTGAAGTTACCAACATAGTTACCAACATAGTTACTTGGCGAAATTTGTTCTCTGGTATCAGTAGTAGAAGTTCCTAATTGGACCCATGTTCCGCCAGATGGTGTTGAAGATTGAACCTTGTATGTCCCTAAACCAGAATCAATAATTCTATTACGGAAACTTGGTAGCATCTGCAGAATTTCGCCAGAGGACATTTCTTTAATGTCCTTGGTATTGATCAGTTTAAGTGGTTTAAGACTTGTATCTGGAGTGCTAGTCGCCGCAGTTTTCTGCCAAAGGTAAGTAAGAGTATTACCACCGTTTGCAACATCAGTCAGTGTGTAGCGAGAAACCCACGTTCCACCGCTGGGGGCAGTTGCTTGTAGACGATATTGTCCAGCAGTATACGAACTTTCGGCGACCATCGCAGAAATAGCATAATCAAGCAATTCACTATCAATTTCTGCATCAGACATTTCTTTGATGCGGTCAGTGGAATATTTGATCGGTCTATTAGTAATACTTTCAGTCGCCGCAGCAGATACCTGCTTTGCGTAATATGTTACAGTATCAATCGCACCAGTAGCTGGGTGAGTTCCTGTTGCCTCTTGACGATCTGTATCAACAAAGGTTCCGATTGCAGTTCCTGTGCCAGTATTATTTGTGGTGATATTAATTTCACCAGTACCTGTACCATCAGCATTCGCACCAAAGGAAACTGTTAGGATATTTGCTACATAATTTTTGATTTCATCTACAGACATTGCCTGCAACCCCTGCATATTTGCAGAGGTTACTGGTGTCGCAGAAGATTTAATTCTAAGAACCATAGTTATGCAGTCCTAATCCAAAGTTTAACCGTTGATATTGTGTCCTTCGAGGAAAGCACAGTTGCTCCGGAATACGTCCCCGCGAATGTTCCAGTATAATTACCCGTAAAGAAACCACCGTATGCAGGTGAAGTATAAACGCTAGTAAAGAAACCAGTATAGAACCCTGTATATATAGCAGTTCCTGTATAGAATCCTGTAAAGTTACCTGCACTGGTGAAACTACCAGTATAAAACCCAGTATAATTACCTGTATATGATGCAGTTCCTGTATAGAATCCAGTATAGAATCCAGTGTAATTACCAGTGTATGCTGGACCAATAAAGTATGCAGTATATGCAGTTCCAGTCGCTCCAGTATAGTAACCAGTATATGGTGTTCCTGGAATTGGTGCACCAGTATAGTAACCAGTGTAAGGTGTTCCTGGAGTTGGTTCGCCGCTATAGAAACCAGTGTAAGGTGTTCCTGGAGTTGGTTCGCCGCTATAGTAACCAGTATATGGTGTTCCTGGAGTAGATGGACCTGTATAGTAACCAGTATATGGCGTAGCAGGAGTAGATGGACCTGTGTAGAATCCAGTATATGGCGTCGCTGGGGATGGTTCGCCACTATAGAACCCAGTATATGGTGTTCCTGGAGTGGAATCGCCAGTATAGTAACCAGTGTATCTTGTAGGAACGAACAACGGTCCTGGATCCCCTGGACCTGCTCCTCCAGGTCTTGGAACCAAGGTTCCTGGCTGAATAGGCGGACCACTGTAGAACCCAGTATATGGTGTCGCTGGAGTAGATGGACCTGTATAGAATCCTGTGAATGATTTTGGAACTGCTTGTGCAGTATAGAACCCAGTGTAAGGTGTTCCTGGAGTAGAAGAACCAGTATAGAAACCAGTGTATGGTGTTCCTGGAGTCGATGGACCGCTGTAGAACCCAGTGAATGGTGTCGCTGGAGTAGATGGACCTGTATAGAAACCAGTGTATGGTGTTCCTGGAGTAGATGGACCTGTGAATGATTTTGAAACTGGTTGTGCAGAATACACTCCAGTGTAAGGTGTTCCTGGAGTAGAATCGCCAGTATAGTAACCAGTATATGGACCAGTCGGATTTCCTACAAGAGTATAGAACCCAGTGTATTCCGCAATAGTCGGAACTACACCTTGGTAGAACCCTGTATAAATTCCTGGACCTGTGCTTGTGTACCATCCAGAATAATTTCCTGGAACAAGAGCCTGTCTATAATTCGTGATTGGTGGTCCTGGTTCACCTGGGAAAATTGGTGGTCCTGGTTCATATCCCTCATAGAATTCTAACGAAGGTACGCCAGTGTAAGTTCCCAAGTAATTCTGGGTGACAGGCGAACCACTATAATTACCAACATATGGAGTTAAAATTGGACCCATGAAGTCTTGCTCAGGCGGTCCATCACCTGTATAAGTCCCAGTAAACGACCCACCTGGATTTGTCCCACTATAGAATCCAGTATATGGCGTAGCAGGAGATGCACCGCCAGTGTAGTAACCAATGAAAAAGGCAGGAAGTTGGCCCGACGGAAACCCATTGAGATCGGCAACATCCCATTTCAGCGTATAGAATCCAGTGTAGGATGTTCCTGGAGTCGACGGTCCAGTATAGTAACCAGTATATGGTGTTCCTGGAGTGGAATCGCCAGTATAGTAACCAGTATATGGTGTCGCTGGAGTAGATGGACCTGTATAGTAACCAGTATATGGTGTTCCTGGAGTGGAATCACCAATATAGGTTCCTGAAAAGAAGGCAGGAATCTGTCCCGACGGCATCCCATTGAGATCGGCAACATCCCATTTCAGCGTATAGAATCCAGTATAGAACCCAGTATATGGCGTAGCAGGAGTAGATGGACCTGTATAGAATCCAGTATATGCAGGCGCTGGAGTTAGATCTGCAGTATAGAACCCAGTATATGGTGTTCCTGGAGTCGACGGTCCAGTATAAAACCCAGTGTAAGATGGTGCTGGAGTTGATGGTCCAGTGTAGAAACCAGTAAAAGTTTCACCTGGAGTTGATGGTCCAGTGTAGAATCCAGTGTATGGTGTTCCTGGAGTTGATGGTCCAGTATAGAATCCAGTGTATGAAGGTGCTGGAGTTGATGGTCCAGTATAGAAACCAGTGTATGAAGGTGCTGGAGTTGATGGTCCAGTATAGAAACCAGTAAAAGTTTCACCTGAAGTTGATGGTCCAGTATAGAACCCAGTGTATGAGGGTGCATCAACAGAATATGGTATTCCATCGCGCTGAGTGGTATACGCAGGTCCAGTATAGGATCCTGTGTATGCTCTACTATAGGTTACGAAATTTTCTACAATAGTTCTAGTGTATACTCCGCTGAAACTGCGAGTGTACGTTGGACCTGCACCAGTAAAAACTCCAGTATAATTCGCAGGTCCAGTATAACCAGCAGAGAAATTATTGCTGTATCCAGGACTTGTGAATGGTGAGGTATATGGTGGACTGCCATATGCTCCGCTATACGTTCCTGTATAGTTACCAACATAATTTTGCGGAGAAACTTGCTCTCTAGTATCAGTAGTAGAGGTTCCTAATTCAACCCATGTTCCGCCACCTGGAGCAGTCGCTTGCAGTTTATAAGTTCCGATATTAGTATCGATAATGCGATTACGGAAGTTCGGAACCAACTGCTCAATTTCGGCAGCGGTCATAATCTTCAACGAGTTGGCATCATTACTTTTTAATGGTGCAAGAGAATCGTTGGCGACTGTTGAAGCAGCGGTTTTTTGCCACAGGTAGGTTGTGGTATTTCCGCCATTCGCGACATCAGTGAGCGTGTATCTTGCTTGCCAAGTTCCACCTGTAGGAGCAGTTGCTTGTAGTCTATATTGACCAGCAGTATATTCAGATTCGGAAACAAACGCCGAAATCACAGTATCCAAAACACCGTCCAGATTAGCATCAGTCATTCGGCGAATGCCATCAGAATGCCATGCGACAGGACGAGCAGTTACGCTTTCGGAAACAGGAGCAGTTACTTGCTTTACATAATAGGTAGTAGTAGTTATGTCACCCGTGGCAGGATGTGTCCCAGTCGCTTCAGTTCTATCCGTGTCAACGAACGTTCCAATAGAAGTTCCTGAACCCGAATTATCTGTTGTGATGTTTATCTCAGCAGCGCCAGATCCAGTGGTATCCGTCGCAAACTTAGTTGTGATGACATTTGCAATATAGTTCTGAACCTCTGCGTTGGTCAAAGGTTCCAGTCCGCTGAAAACAGCAGACGTAATTGGCGTCGTAGATGCTTTGACCTTTAGAGGATTCATTTTAGTTCAACCTGTTACCACTTGTATCGTAAACAATAAGATTAGTAATGCGATACCAATCTTGCGTATCCTGCGCAACTAACTGAACAGAACTATATGGTGCCAGATTAACAGCAACGTTCACAGTTCCTTCGTCAATGACGTCAGATGTGTTTGGATAAACCTTAATGGTAACCGCAGTAGTATTGACAATAGTAACAGAAACGCCTACAGCAGCAGTCGGGAGTTTGACACCTTGGTTTGCTGTTGCCGAGGTAACAATATTGACTGTTTTTGTCAGCGCAGTTGCGCCACCTTGATCAGTTCCTGCTGCAGCAACCGATGCATTTACTGATGGGATAAATGCGCCAGTTAGTGTCAGGTTCTCGAACGATGGACTGTCACCAGATTGATACTTATCTTGATTGAGGTTGGTAAAGTTATCATCAACCTCATTATTTGTTAAAGGTACGCCCTTGGCGGACCTCAGTGTAATTGTGCTCATGCTTTCCTACCTTCATGATTGTTGAGAATTTGTGTTAACAAAGATT